GGCCATTCTGGCAGCCTCGTCGCTCGTACAGCTCATAGGCCCGTTTCGCAATCTGTGGTGTTAGGTCATCTTCCTGATGCCGGGAATCTGGGCTGAACTCACCGCTCCTCAGGCGTCCACACGTTCTCGTTATGCTACGCAGCCTTTGCGCGAGCTCCTGGGTCAGCGCACCATCCTTCAGGCGCCATTGCCAGTTACCTTTCGCAATTCCGGGAGAATTCATTCGCGCCTCCGACCCCAGCTCCAGGAGGTCTTGCGCCGGAACGATGGCTGTGTCGGACTGCGATGTCAGCGCCTCTCGGATCATGGCCCAGATAACTTCCCGGTCCGTTGCTCCGAGTTGTTTTTGTAACGCTCCGCGTTGCGCGCCTGGCAACTTTCGATACCAGCCTTTCGTTGTGTCGTTGTCATGGGTCACTTCGACGCCTGCGTCATGTAACACCTTGACCATCTCCTTAAACTCCAGCCTTTGCTCGCCGCGAAGCCCTCCCACGCTGCTGTAAGAAGCCTTGGGCGCAAAGAAGGCCACAGGATCGTAGCCCCAGTAATTCCGAGATGGCTGGGCGGTATGCGGATTGATGCCAGTGACCTGCCTTTCATTGAACTCTTGCACGGGCATCAGTTCCACGGCGGTCACCCCCAATTCTTGGAGATAGGGGATCTTCTCCATCAACCCCCGGTACGTGCCGGGATGCTTCACGCCAGAGTTGGTTTGGATGGTAAAGCCACGAACATGTGTTTCATAGATGATGGTTTTTGACCAGGGATGTCGCAGCGGCTGGTCGTCCTCCCATTGAAAGTCCTCGTTAGTGAACAGACACTTCGGCGTGGTTCCAGCATCGTCCACCGAAGAACATGCCAAATCCCGCTCTGGCGCCGACGGATCATATCCAAGGGCCAACCCAAAATCCCAGTTGGGCACCTGCGAGATCGCGGTCGCAAAAGGGTCCAGTAGTAGCTTGTGGAAGTTGAAACGATGTCCTTCCCGGGGTTGGTACGGGCCATCCATCCGATAGGCATAGAGTTGACCGGGACAAAGCGATTCAACCCAGACGTGCCACAGGTCACCGGTGCGGTTGCGCACGGGATCGAGATCGATCACTCTGGCGGGCGTTGCGTCCGCCGGGAGATTAAACAACTCCAGCCTAACACGGCTGGCGTGACGGCTGAAGATGGCGAAGTTGACTCCCCCCTCGTATTCATGGGTTCCGATGGGTAACGGAACACCCGCTCGAACGTCAGTGCGCGCGAAGACTTCTGCCACGAAAGTGTGCAGCGGGCGTTCAACCATATTCATGTTCGTTTTGAATCATCGCTGCCAGAGGATACGCGCGTCCTCCAGTGGGATCGCCACGCCGTTGCAGTGCGGGATCACTCGGGCCGTATAGTCCGACGGCGAGCGGTCCGCAGAAACAACGGCGCTGTAAACGTAGCTACCCGACGCGTCGGCCAGTTGGCGAACGCGCTTCATCTCCTGCTGCACGGGAGCACTGCCCATGACCCCGTCGGCGTAAAGCTCGACCCGTACTCCCTTCGGGTCGAGGTCATTGAGATGGAGCTGGACCTCAAACACGTGTTGTTTGTCTTTGGTCTCCAACTTCACTTCGCCGAAGCGTAGCGTAGTCCATTTCTGTTCCAGACCGTGCTGCCAATCGACCACTTGCTTGCCGATTGCGCCCTTATTGGCGATGCGCGAATGGTAGGTGGTAGCAGCCGGGAGGTAGTGTTGTTCGGTGTATTCGCGCACCGTACGGGTGGCGGAGAAGCGCGGGGTCAGCCGCGCCATGCTTTCCCGCATCCGCGCGACCCAAGCGGTGGGAATGCCCTTATCGTCGCGGGCATAAAACTCAGGGATCACCTCCCGTTCGAGCCGCTCGTATAGCGCCTCGGCTTCCGCCGCGTCCCAGGCCGGATCATCGCCATGCTCCTGACCATCCCCCAACGCCCATCCCACCTCCGGGGCGTACGCCTCCGCCCACCAGCCGTCCAATTCCGATAAATTGATGCCTCCGTTAACCAGCACCTTCATGCCGCTCGTTCCACACGCCTCCCAGGGCCGCCGGGGTGTGTTCAACCAGACATCGACACCCTGCACCAGGTGCTCTGTCAGGAGCATATCGTAATCACTGAGGAAGATCGCATGAGGACGGGCCTCGGTTTGACGAATGAAGTGTATCCATTCCTGAATCAATGCCTGTCCCGCCGCGTCTGCGGGATGGGCCTTGCCTGCAAGGATAAGTTGCACCGGTCTCTGCGGGTTGGTTAGCAGCCGAATCAGTCGCTTCGGGTCGTGCAACAGCAGATTCGGTCGTTTGTAGGTGGCGAAGCGGCGCGCAAAGCCCAGTGTCAAAGCATTGGGATCGAAGAGATGCCTCGCCTCCTCCACCGACTCGGGCGACGCGCCGGCTGCGGCGTAGTGATGGGCCAGGCGCTGGCGAGCATAGTCAATGAGCGACTTGCTGGCGGCCGTGCGAAATTGCCAGAGCTTGGCGTCAGAGACGCGGCGAATGTCCTGCTCCAGGGTTTGCGTCGTCCCCAGCCAGCGGTCCTTGCCACAGGCTTCCGTCCAAAGATCGTCGGCCGCCGCCGAGTCCCAGGTTGGCACGTGAACTCCGTTAGTCACGTGTCCGATGGGAACTTCGTCCGCCGGCCAGTTTGGGAAGAGAGGCTCGAAGAGATGCCGGCTGACTTTCCCATGCAAGCGACTCACGCCATTCACCGCCCCGCTCCCCCGGATCGCCAGATAGGCCATGTTGAAACTTTCCGACGAGTCTTTCGGATTCTGGCGGCCCAGGGCCAGCAAATCGTGGACGGTAATGCCAAGCTTATCCTGCGCATACCGGCCGAGGTATTGCTCGATAAGAGCCGGCGCGAAACGGTCAAAGCCCGCGGCGACGGCCGTGTGGGTCGTGAAGAGGTTCCCCGCTCGCGTGGCGGCCAGCGCGACTTCAAAGGGCTGCGCGGTCTCTTGCATGAAACTGCGGGCGCGTTCCAACACCGCGAAGGCGGCATGCCCTTCATTCAGGTGACAGACTTCCGGCCGGAGGCCGAGCGCGGCCAGCAGCCGCCAGCCGCCAATCCCGAGCACCAGCTCTTGCTTGAGGCGCAACTCCGGCCCGCCCCCGTAGAGCTCGCTGGTGATGCCTCGATGAATGGGAGAGTTCGCAGCGTCATTGCTGTCAAGCAGATAAAGTTTAATTCTGCCTACCTGAACCTGCCATACACGAAGCCAAACTGAATATCCCAAGGTTGTGAGATCTGTATCGGATAAAAGGCCGGGCAAGCGTGGTGAATACCACATTCTAATCTGTTGGTTGCCGGCTGGTGTAGGGATAATATTAATATTATTACCCATAAGCCGATAACGCATATTATAGACGCCGTAGATAGTCGATGTGGAGTTGGGATAGACATATTTGTTTCTCTCAATGAAATCAAATTTCAAAAGAGTTACCCAAGCGTTATTGCTTGTATTTATACCCAAATCCATCCCGGCTAGCTTATAGAACGCCTGAGAAGGTGCACCAGTGCTATTAGGATAAGTACCACCGAGATAGTTGTCATAGCCATTTGGCACCGGATAGTTTTGCGTCGTTCCGTTAGTATTGATAAAGACATACTGCTGAGCAAAATAGTCTTCATATGCTGTAATCAGAATATCGTAAAGCTCATACATGGATAAGCGGATCATCGAATTCCATTCAGTTGTCAAAACAAACTGGGAATTGACGCGGTCGGCTGTCTGTTGGGCTCTAAGTCTTAGTTCAAATAGGGACATCTCAGATGGCGGGGCCGCTACCATCTGAGTTACCGACGAATAAACAGATGTCCCGTCGGAATTTGTTCCCGCTACCTGGTAGTAGTACATAATACCCACACCAGGCAGCGAATCTATATAGCTGGAAACAAGTCCCAAAGTAGCGACAGTGTTGAAATTCACACCATCCGTCGATCTTTGAACCAAGTATCCAGTAGCATTTAAAGCCCCGTTCCACGTCAGCAAAATATTACCGTCGCTTTGCTCAGAGCTTAAATTCTGCGGCTGATATGGAACGGCCATCTATTACCCCCTAGATGCCGTCGATTGTTACACTTGATCCGTCAAAGCTGAATTTCATATTGATAACTGTACCTGTTGCTGGAGCCGCAACACCTAAAGCCAAGGTACCAGCTGGTGTGCCAGCACTTACTGCTACAATCCCGCCATTTGCACCACTACCTGTAACAGTTATATCACTGCCTGTATTGGCGCCTAAAAGGTTAGCACCGGCATTTACCCTTGTCGTGGCTCCGTCCGCTACAGCAGCATTCTTTAGAAGTAAGTTATGAGTATGAGTTCCCAATGCTGAGCCGGTAAATGTTGGAACTAGGAACTGGAGACTCAACCAAGCACCGCCATTGGATGCGATATTGCTTGTGCCAAGCATCGTGCTAGGTGTTCCAATTACTTCCACTCCATAGATACCTGATGTGCTTGGGAGCATTACGCGAGATGTTAGAGTATTGCTACCAGCGCCCACTGTTAAAGCTACAAAAGAAACACCAACGGCTGGAGTGATGCCATCCGGCACACCGATTGCGGTCCATACTGCTGCCGACGCATTGCCAAGAGTAGTAATCACATAAACCTGACCGACGGTTAATGCGCTATTGTCGATACTCGTTGAAGTAGTATTAGGCGCTTGAAATTGCGCTATACCGTTCAAATAATAGTTAAAATTGTTTTTAAATTGCACTATCGCATAACCAGCTAATGGATTTGGGTTGGTATATCCATCATTGGCGGTAGGGGTGGTTGATGTATGCATGAAAACGTTGCGCACATAGCCATTGCTCTTTACCGATGTAACACCCAAGCCATTTGTTGGGGTAACCGTGAATTGCAAATTCACATCTCTTGGACCTGCTACGTTTGTATAATAGGATTTACCGTTTAGGCCGAAGCCGCGAGCTACAGACATTGGCTATCTCCAAAGATGATAGGGGATTTCTCTCCGCGTAGCCCCTATTCACTTACGCGGCAGTATGACAAAGACGTCTTTGCCTTCGCCTATATTATAGCAGACGAATATTGATTTAGATAGACGATTGCTTTTTTTAGGAATTCTGGATTTTGTTTTTGGCCCGATAATCGGCCGTGTCGCTTTTACAACAAGCTTTACACCGACATCGAATGCCAATGGATCGTCTATTGTCTTTGAAATACTGAGAATGCGGTTTTTCAATTTTACATTTTGAACAAATTTTAGTTTGCATACATCCTCCTATTTGGTGTTTATAACCTAATAAGCGATGTATGCAATCTAAATAAAAATCTACGCAGATAGTGCTACTTGCATATTGTAACCTGGAGCTGAGCAGATTAGGTTGCCATAATATGCGATACGAATTTCAAGTGCATCCGCATTACCTACACGCAAACCTTCCAAGCCTTCCATCCCATATGTCAGGATGTGCGGTGCTTTCCCAAGGGTACGTAGTTTCCACGTATCCATCGTTAGACACCACGCTGTTTGAGCCTGGCAGCTTCTATCCGCTAAAACCGGGATTTTCCCATAAGCCGAATGAAAGTGAATAGCTTCGAAAGCTACTTCGACTTCATCGTGCTCAAGTTGTACATATTGAACCTTAGCACCGAGTTCGTTGATCAGCGTCGAGTAGCTGACAAAGTCGATGATGATAAGGTCAAAGGCCGCGCCTTCACGGTTTCCAAAAGCCAAAGCATTGGTAAGACCTTCAGAGATTGACTGAAGTGATGCATTGTAGCGCAAACCGCCCAAACGGGTAGGATCTGCAGAACGGTTTACACCCCAGAAGTTATCATTACTCGGAGGATCAGATGCCGGGACCCAAGCCGCGAAGCCTGAAAGACCGAGCATACCAGCGATGGTAGAAGATCCGCCGATACCGATATCACCAAGTACCTGTAGATAGCTAGCAGCAACCCAAGACGATTGGGGAGCACCTTGAACAACTGTACCGCTGATCGCGCCAGTACCACGGTTTACAGCTGTAACCTGGATAGCATCAATGGTACCCGGGGTGTTCTGTAGAGCAGCGCCGCCATCAGTAGCCGATGCCTGAAGAGTCATCCCTACTTCGAATTGAACAACTGTCTGAGGATTGTTCAACGTAAAGCTAAGAGTAGGAGCCGAATAGCTTACGCCAGCAGCGCTAATAGAGCCCCTAGAGGCTGTACCGCCGTAAAATAGCTCAAATGCCATGTTGTTAGAGATGTTGCGGAAGCCGTTATCGAGAGTACGAGAGGCTTCATCAACGAATGCACCGGCATTGCTCTTGGTTTGTTCCATCAATAGGTTAGTGATGGTGACCAATTGGTAATCTTGAACGGCATAGACGAAGTAAGAAACCACGTCAGATGCTGTTTGCTGATTTTGAGCGTTAGCAAATGTATGAGCACGGCCCTGTGGATTCCCGTGTTCTAAAGGAACGGGGATATACTTACCGGCAAAGCCATCTGGAGACTCATTTTTTGGAACTAAAGCAAGCGCTGGATTTTTGGCATAGACAATATTTTTCATATAGTCTTTGTCATCAGCATACAATTCTTTAAGAGCCGCGAGCTGGTTAGAGCTATTGGCATAAATCGGAGAAATGGCCATTTTATGTTACCTTTTTAAGGTCCCATGGAAGGCAGCTAAAGCCCTTTGCTTGGCTGACATCGGCATGGAAGCAGTATCTCTATTTGTTAAAGTACGCATTCCCTGATGTCGCTGCATCTGCGGAGCTTGTGGAATAAATTGGCTCCGCACTTTATTGTAACCAGTTATCTTCTGGATATCGGCGAAGAGTTCATCTTCGACCAGCTTAAGCGCCTCTTTTACATCTAGGACTTCTCCTGATGCTCGATAGGTCTTCTCTATAAGCTGCATCACTTCGGGTATTTTACCCATGCCTCTTACTAATTCAAAATCTTCGCCTTGGGCAGCTAGCTGTTCAGCTTCTCTTTTCATTTCTGATAAGACTTGCCGTTCTGCCTGAGCATCTCTATCCGAAAGCTTTTGATCTACACCCTGTTCGAGAGCATTAATCTTAGCCTTAAGATCATTAATCTCAGAGTTGCCCTGATTCGCGAGAATCTCATTAGTAAGTTGCTCATAAGTGACACCGTTTTCCAATAACACCTTCAGCGGCTCAGACGTCAATCGGGCTAACGGTATCGCACCCCCATCTGCAGATTGGGTGGATAAAGCCTTCTCTCTTTCTAATAGCTCCCTCTCTTTAACCTGGAGGGCCCGCCTTTGCTTAGCAATAGCGGCAAACTGAGGACTAATCGGTGCGGTTTCTTCCGACGGATTAGCTTGGTTATTCTCTGATTCTATATTCGCAGATCTTTGAATTCCCGGCAATTCCTGGACCTGCGCTTGTGTCTGCTCCATATAGCTAGGATTGGCATTAGTGTTCATCCTAAAGCTTCTGAGTGGCTGAGCAGGCATTTCCCCTACTGGGGAGGGCGCCATATTGGCGCCTGATGGCATCGGGCTTATCTTCATAAATATCCTAGTTAGGCCGCTACCGGCGGCGCATTAGTATTTGGAACAAGTGGCGATGTCGGAGCCGCTTCCGGACTAGCCGGAGGAGGCGTAACTGGAACAGGAGGCGCCACTGGTTGAGACCCTTGTATCAAGGCTTGAACTTGAACGAAGAACTTGCGCAACATATCTGCCTTTTCTTCTTCCAATTTCGCTGCCAAATAAAGATTGATATACTGAACCGTCAAAGTAGTTGCCAACTGAAGATCTAAATATGGATCTGGTGGCGTATATTTTCCATCTTCAACGATCATATCCAATATTTGGAATATTCTCTCTTCAGAAGCATTGTCAAGCTTTTCATTCTGTTCAAGATCAGGGAATTTCATCAGTCGACGGCCTTCTTTGAGCGACAACATCCCCGCTTGTACTTGTTCTGTAACAGTTGCAATGCGTCCACCTGGCTCTCTGGGTAGCGATGACTCAGAGAAGCATTGAATGACGAATGGATTTTTTAGAAATCCCATTTGAGGGAGACTAATCTCTTTTGTACCATCCTTATTAGGATAGACGGTCTGATACTTGCCAGTTTCCTCAGCGATGTCCATGGCTGTTTCTGTAATCAAATAAGCCAATTCGATGTACATGTTTTCATATTTCTTAGCGACGGAAGTGAATCTATCGCTGAAGATATCGTCTGCTGTGCGGATCGCTTCGCCCGAATTGAGGCCAACCGCCTTTTGGCCAGTCGCTTGCATATTCGAGACACCGCACTGCCTGAATCCATAATCGATAAGTTTGTCACGCTCTGCATAAAGCTCCGGCGCATTACATGGGGCTACTTCATAACTAGGCTTCGTCCCATGATATGTAATAATCACGCCAATTTCATTATTGTTATGCGCTTTTACTACTTTCGAGGACTGATCAACAAATACGCGAGGTACCCCAACCAGAGTGATTGCGCGAGTAATGGTGTACATGATTCGATTAATAGACAACTGAGTACCAAAAAGCTGAGTTCCAAGACCGTTGCCCCAATAGCCAAGAAAGGAATCCGAATAATTGAAGAATACAAACGGGAATTTTGTTTTATGATATTCTTCATCGAAAATCACCCCAGCTTGAGTGGCTAACGTGTGGCGCCCCGGAATATAGCCTGGAGCATCTGGATCTGGGCCTGATGCTAATTTCCAACCTTCAACCACCATCACTTGATCAGCTGTTGTGCGGCCCGAATCTGGGGAATTATCTGGATAGGACTGCGGAGCTTCTCCGATTACCTTCTTGGATTCTGGATTTTGAGAGAGGAGCTTATCTCTATCCACGAGCTTCAGCTGAATCATCTGCTGAGGATCGCCGTTGAGGCTGTCATTATCATCCACAAACAGGTCCGTGATCATGACTCTATCAACACAAACCTTGTCGTCGTCGCCGCGATAGACCTTGAGGGCACCAGCGCCCATCACGATCCCATCTCGTAGCATTTTGGCACCCTTGGCATAGGCCTTGGTCTGATAGAATTCCCCGAGGACGAATTTATTCAGCTCTTGGGCTAAATGCCTCTGCTTATAATCCGCGCCATCTGTAAGAAACCTTGGCTGGGGCTGAGCCTGTGTAAGACGAGATACCAAGGTATCCGTACAGGCTTGGATCAAATTGAATGTCGGGCGATCATCGGGGAGCGCCCTAGTGCGGTCCATCTTAGAAACGTTGCTGCCAGCATAGGAATAGATAGAAAGGCCACAGTAAAGTCTGATATCTACCGCTAGCTGTCTCATCCTATAGGTCTGATTGGTCTTAAGATAAGCCCCAGTACCGCACAACTCGGCGGCCAACTGCTCATCTGAGTCAGCTTTCCACCACTCGGCAAGCATTCCAGAGCCATTAGTACCATCCGAAGCCGCTTTCGTTTTGAATTTGATCTTCGCTGGAGTTGTTTTGGCCTTGGTTATCTTCATTATCTGCCTTCTACTATATGGGCGAACATCAGTTGCTCGTCAGATATGCCACCTTCTAACTGGCTCTCTTCTATTTCCTCTATTGAGGACGAACCCTTTTTTGGCATATCTCCAAACTTGACAGACAGTTCTTCATAAACAATCTCCGTCACACCCTGTTTGCGGCATAATTTTAGGAATTTATCCAGTTCCTTAAGTTCCATTAGTATCATCACCTATTTATTTATCTCGTCCATAGCTTGAGCCATAGCCAGCTATAGGCATTCTATCCTTAAGCTTCCTACTCTTCATGATTCTAGAGACAATATCGTCTCGGTCTTCATCCTCTTGCTCATCGCCAATCAGGTCGCCGCTGTTCTTTCCCGTATAACTGGATTCTAGATCATCCTTTAAGGATAGATCATCAAACTCATTTGGAGAGAAATCGGCTAAACGATCATCATCTGGACCATGATCTTCGTTGGCAACTCGGCCACCTTCGGAATACATGCCGCGCTTCTTCATGATTCGTTCGACGAGATCGCCATCGTCTCGAGCCATTCCACCGTCAGCCATCTTTGATTGACTGTGCTTCATACATGAACCAGATGAGCAGTCGGGGCAATCCATAGCCATGCCGCCTTCAGCCATCTTTCGCTTCTTCATATTGTAGGCAATCGCCATATTAGACATGCTTACTCTCCCTGATACAGGTTAACAATCGACTTGACGGCATTTAGACCGGCATCTGCCGTGGAAAGTGAGCTAAATACGATAGTAAGCACATCAGCAGCGGCGGCCTGGATTCTTACACTTCCACCCACGATAGGTTGAGTAGGAGATGGCCAGCCAAATCTTGCTAGTACTGTGCTTCCTTGGCTGATTACAACATCAAGGCCGGAGATAGCAGGAGCGCCATAGCTACCTGCTGCCGTAACAGAAAAAGAAGCGCCGGCTGATGCTGTACCATTGGCGGCGGCGGTTAATGTACCTGGGGAGTTCTGGGTAAGAATTACATGAGAGGTAGCACCGGTAACGGTAACTCCAGTAACAGCGGCAGCCACTGCTGTTCTAGTAGCGCCTGCTAAAGTGTTAGCACTTGCATCCGTTGCGCCCGCTACCGCAATGCCAATCAAGCCAGCCGGAGCTGGGTCAACGCCCGCGCTGTTGATATTATACCAAACATAATAACCATAGAGATCGCCAGCGGTATGGAATGTCCAATATGTGCTATTTCTGCTGCCTGAGGAATCCGCTGCGCATGTTACATCAGTAACATTTGGGCTTGGATTTGTCGTAACCGCAGGGCTACCAGCGGCTAGATATGGAATAAACGATTTAAACTCTAGCGTATAGAGACCTGCTGTCACGACATTGAATGTCTGAGTGCCAAGGCCGCCAACCACAGTACTCTGATTTACCTGCAAAGAATTGATCGTCATTACTGTTTCCTTTGGTTTATTTGTTACATTCCCAGATCTTGTTCTTCATCTTCTTCACGCACATATTCGCACAAAGCTTCCAATGCTGACTTTAGCATCCCTTTATCTTTCTTTTCAAAAGCAGACAAAAGATCTTCGGCTATTGCATCAAGCATCCCAAATTCTTCTTCGTTGTCAGGTTTTCTTTTTTTTGTCGGCTCGTCTTCGGAGCCCATGGAGGCATCGTCTTTATTTTTTAAAAAAGGCAACATTGTTTATCCTTTTGTCTTAAGATGCATATATTTTAGACTAAAACTAATAAAAAACCTAGAGCTATCCCAAATCCCCTAGAGTGCCTTCAGACGGCCATTGACTACCGTCATGCATCTCCAGGAGTCTATCCCTTTCAGATTCCCAAAGAGCTTGAGTATCTTCGGATTGCTTCTGATGCCACTCCCTAGATCCTACTGCTATCTTTTTCTCGGCTTTGACTGAGGCATAGTGATAACCGCACCGCCAAGCATAGAGGAAAGCATCACAAAGGTGATTGGAGAGAGATGGATTTTCCTTTTTTGGATATTTTATCACATCACCATCGGTCACCCAGATCAGCGATGCCATCTCTTCCCATAGAGGCCTATTATCCTCCGAATCGACGACTAGGATTCTGCCCTGGATAAGATCCGAATTGCATAGCTCGATGAATGTTACCTTGTCTTGTTTGTCAGCATATTCGAAAGGAATAGCGGATCTAAAGCGCATCGACTCCACGCCTTGCTTGTTAGCGCCATCGATTATGACTCGGTGCGGAGCACAGCTAGAATCACTCATAAATTCTTGGATCTTCCCGGCTACTTCGTCAAAAGTCATCTTAGGTTTGGAAAAGCTCTTAAGAATATAGAGATAGGGATTATTCACATGATAGGCAGTAAGGACGAAAGCTGAATCATCTTCCCAGCCAGTATCTACACCTAGAGTATATGTCCATCCGTCATGTGGTAGGTGCGGTACAGTCTTTGTCAGATTCTTGGCGGTATCGAACTTATAGACTATCTTCTCTTCATCTACCACCCACTGATTGAGATACCATTGCTTATATTGCGGCGTCTGCATATATAAGGGACGTTCCGCCTTGATCTTCTCAAGTGCCATAGCCCATTGCTTAGCCACAAATGGGTTATCATGCGCCGTCCACTCAAATAGCTTCCACCCACGTTCTCTCCCTGTCGTAATATCGTAGAATAGACCCCTAGGAAAGTTGGAAGCAGTCCCCATTAAACATATTGTACCTGACTCAGCTCCATCATTAGGATCGACCATCGCCGGACCGAGGACCCCATAGACTAGATTGCTGACATTGATCGTATACATGGAAGCTTCATCGATACAGACAAGGCGGTATTTCCTACCCAACAGCTTGTTCATCTCTGATTCATCGACATCCACCCCAGTAACCGCGATAACTGAACCATTGGGGAATGTCATTGTCAGTTCAGTCTGATTGAAGCTGGCACCCAATGAATACTTGGTGTTGATGATGTTAAGGATGTCTTTCCAGATGATCGCCTTAGCAGACGCGCGAGTAAGACCTAGAAAGAGACAGTTGCATCCTGGATTTTGAAGAGCTTGTTGGACCAGATATAGACCAGCCGTGAATGACTTGGCACTTCGCCGTGTGCAGAACAGAACCTTTTGCGTAGATGGATCACGAATAAAGTCCACTTGATTAGAAAAGGCATGCGCTAGAACGTTGGGAATATTCAACCGCGCTAGTTTTCGGCGGGCTAACTCCTCTAGGACGAGTCGTGGCTCTATTTCCATTATTTAGTCGGGACCCCCCGATTAATCTTTATTTTTCCAAAAGCTGTATACAGATAAATATCTTCTTCGCATGAAGATGCACGATTTATTTTTTTTAAAAATATATCCCATTTATCCCATTTGATGGTTATTGCTTCAATGATTATGGGATCAAAAAAATCTTCGTTATTCTTTTCATCCAGAGATGAAATCTCTATTAAGCTTTCACACATTAAATATCCTTAGAACTTCCTGGGACTGGTTCTACCTTTTTCTGGGACATCAGACATTGCTATCTGGATTGCTTGCTTACGTGATGCTAGGGCAGCTGCTGCCGCCGGTGTCTGAGCTATTGCCTCTACTGGGACAGTAGTCTCTTGAAAGCCATTTCGTGCCATAGCGGCCAGAGTAGATGGAGTTTGTAGAGATGCGAAAGGTAACTGAGTACTACCCGCAGATTGATATTGTGCCGGACTTGGGGCAGCCCGAGCTGTATACCGTAACTCCACCTCTTTGATCCTAGCAGCTATAAGATCCTTGGTAGCCTTTTGAAGCTTATGATTCATTAGTAGATCTAGTAGGAATGACAGCTCAGTCATTTATCTTTACCTGTCTTACCGGCTCCTGGCCCAGCAAATACATGTGACATTGGTGTATCCACTTGTGCGGTAATCTTCTTGAACATACTACGAGCAGGAACGGCAACAGGTTCAACCGCACCTTGCTTCTCATACGGTGTCATCGATGAGACGTTAGTTGTAGGGACAATAGCTGTCCTCTCCAGCCAAGTTACATGGAGTTCTTTATATTCACGTGAATATTGTAATTTGAGGCCAGTTCTTTTATTTGGATCCAGTTTCATCTGTAGATTAGTACCAGCTAGAAACAATGGATTATGGAGTTCAGCGAATTCTATATCAATCATCAATGGATCCTAGGCGAACGGGTTAAATGTCCAATCTTTATATTTCTTCTTCCAGATCTTATCACCATCTTTAGTCAAATGAGTCACAGTCTTAATCCCTGGAGGTAGAAGCTTCTTACCTATACCAAGGGTGCGGTGATCCCTATGTACATAGATGTAGTCTAGAATCGGGCCCCTGTGAACTGCAAACCCTAGAACCACATCGTGATCATCTGTAAGTACAGCCAACCGCACCATAGATTCTGGCTGAGCTAATAGCGATGAGATATAGGTACTGTATTTGTCATAATATGCATTCGAATCCATGACTTTGATGAGTTCGTTGCCATAGCGATGGGATCTTAGCCATTTTGAGTAGATCAATCCCTTGTAAGTAGAGGGGATATGAGCACCCTGGACCGTTATGACTGTGTAGGTTGTTTCGGACATTCGACAACCTTATATGTGGGCCCACTACTAGTATCCTTTGTCGGGCATATTTTCCTTGATAAGATATCTTTAGCTCGACTTTTCCTGATTGCTACGAGTGTTTCTTCATTCGGTAATGCTGCCGGCTTATAATCCTTATTACGTTCAAGCAGCTCTTCGAGAGTCATTTTGGCTATAATCTGATTATGTGTCACATATTGAACAGAGATCTCCGGTCTAATTTGTCTCTCTTCGATATGTTGAGGTCTAAGCCATTTGTCTACAAAATCAAGAAATGTCACTAGCTTCTACCTCCTTGGGTACAAGCTTGAGATCAGCTTTTTGCTCTTCTGCTTTTGCAGCTTTCTCAGCTAAGAACTCTTGGATTACAGAATGGCAAATCTGATTACTAGCCACTTTCCGGAGTGAATGAATGAAATGGGCATCAGGCTTGTGGGATTCCGTTGGCCCTAGATGCATCACCATATTGGCTACTGCATATTTTTGGGCAGCGATTAATTCTTCTTCTTGTCCAGGCTCGCATGGAATGCATGCCCCCGCTATAAGCCGGTCCGACCACTCTTCAAATTCTGATCTTCCTAAAGGTAGTGGTCTAGGCTCCAGCATCTGCCCTATAATGTCGCCAACTGGAGTTACATCATCATTCTTTATCTTCATTTCTCTATTCCTATTGTGTCTTTAGCCATATCAACTAATTCAAGAGTAGTGAGATTCTGGATGTATTCCCGTTGGGGATCTACAGGTATCTTTGTCTGATCCCTTACCTTACCCCATAGCCTCTCAAAGAGGAGCTGACGTGCTTTATTACATACGTCTTCCTCGCCTTCCATAGCGTCCAGCAATAGACGAGAGAAAATCTTTTGGAAGACCTTAATGTCTTTCTTATTGTGCTCTTCACGTAGCTCCAATGGCGTCATAGACCCATAGTCGTGAAGCTGTGTGATAAATTCCGAATATGAGGTTTCTTTGAGCTTTGCGATATCAGGGCTTAAGCGGGGACGACCCTTCGGATTCGCAGTGGGCGCGCCCTTTTTCCATTGATGTGTCGGCTTTGGGTTAGCCATGGCCTCACTCTAGAATAGATTGAAGTGCAAAAACTTCGAGCGGCTTGATCGCCGACATCTTTTCAATAACTGAAACCGGGATAGAGAGAATGGAGACGGTCTCTTTAGTCAAATCATCCCATGCTTTATCATATTCTTTTCTATTCTCTTCTGTGAAAAGAAATTCTGTTTTTGCTTCATTCAACATCGGTTCGCCGGCTTCGTCTTTATCCGCAAACCTTTTAAGTAGCATCGTTCTTGCTTCGCCAAATGGTACGAGATGGTCTTTTCTCTCCTGCATAACCCGAGCAATTAAGAGGGCGGTCTTTCCATCAGGTTCTTTACTCGCTAGTGAGGTAAGAGCTGCGCCAAACTGGCCATCAAGTAGCTGACCTATTGTTATGTCCACTCTAGCGCCAGGGGTTTTCTTTTCTATTATTTTATTGATACGTCCTACTGATGCTTTAGCCAATTAACTCTCCTGCTATTATCTTATCTTCAATTATTCGTCTGAGACAACCGCACGACCATGGATAAATGGATTCACATATCCCGGTTTTAATCCAAATTCTCCAACACATCTACAGCATGTAAGCATCGACGGAGCCATCACAGCTAAGCATCTGGGGCATTCCCATCCCATCTCTCTCTGTGCTTTTCGCTCCTTCTCCTCATCAATATCTCTCTGCCGACATTGCTCGCAAATCTGATCTGGATCCAACATAGCTTGCTTACCACCGAAACAGTTGTAACAATATCTAGTCATTCCCTATCTCTCAAATTAAGCTAAAAATTATCAAATATATCAACTATTTCAAAGCTTTTTTGCATTTAATGCTCATTTTTCGCAAAAAAGTACCGATATATATGTTATAAGAGAGGCAATATCGCCCCCCAAAGGTAGTTAGATGAACACAATACAAGCAGCTGAATTTACTGGTATTCCTGAATTCCTATTAGTCCGTATGCGAGCAAGGGAAACTACCTCGATTAAGAGCGGTCCGCCGTTCTGTAAGAAGATGGGACGCAATGGCGAGCCCCTTTATACATATTCTATTCGAGACCTACGCCGATGGATGAAGATCCGTAAATGCCTGATTACTGCCGGGGATGCTGCTGAAATCCTTGGGATAAGTAGAGAAGATCTGATCAATATGCATGGACTCCAAGGAGTCGATATCAATAAGAAAACACATAAAGGTCGCCTTGTTATCGATAACGGGCATGCTATTTACGTGTGGGTACCAAAGCTATCATAGTTGGCTTCTATCATATTCATCTCTCATTCTCTTTCTTCCACTTTTCCAAACTCTCTCTACTATACCTAACCCTCTTCCCCGCTAGAAAGTAGGGAGGTCCTTTATTAGCACGACGCCAGTTCCCTAGGGTCTTTGGTGCCATATGTAGGAGAGCCGCCACTTCTTTCTCTGTTAAAACATCATCTTTTTCCATTCTCTCGCCTCTCTAAATATGCGCATCTGATCATTTTTCTATTTAGTCGCCTTAATATCAAAAACTTTATAATCAACCTGATATTGATATTTTATAAAGCTATCCCCTAACTCTTCTTTAAGAAGATCTATATCAAGGCTATTCCTCGCTCTTTCGGTTAAACTAACTATAAAACCATCCTTCATCGTTCCAATCATAGCTATTAAATCATCACCAAGAAGAGCTTTGAAATATTCTTTAAGCTCCGCCTCTTGTTTTTCCAACTCACGGCGCAAGTTTATTACAGCCGCCAATTGGTACGCTTTTTTAAATGCCACCACATTCGTTATTTTACGCATTTGTTTCATTCCTTAACTTGTTCTTAGGCGGATTATATGATTCGCCTTTATAACATACTTATCGTCTTATTATTGGGAACCTTTAGGACTATTTAGGCTTTTTTGGGTAGGTTAGCGATATCTTTGGGATATTTTTTAGGGGATTTTTTGGGGAATATCTTGTTATCGATAATGGGCATGCTATTTACGTGTGGGTACCCGCCGTATCCCGTTAACGTTATTCAGCACTCTTCTCTTCGTCTCAGTCACTATCTGACTAATGCGTGCCTCAGTTAAGCCACACATCTCCGCTATTTCAACCAAGTTATATCCATACTTGTGATGCAGTACAAATGCGATTCTGTTAACCGGCGGGATTGTCCTAAAGTATTTATCGATGAACAGCATGTCAGCTAGATTCTCAGGATTAGGACGGTTACACCTTACCACTTTCTCACTGAGGTCAAGAGCTTTTAGCGTCATCGCTTTTTTCCCTTTTTGACTCTTTGTTCCTACCCCGGTTGGCGAGACTCTCCCATATTGGGATCTTAGAAAATCTGAATAGCGGTGCCTCAGATGACCGACCATCTCGTCATTCTCTAGAGCATAGAGGACTACCTCTTGGGCAAAGTCGTCAGCATCGACTTGACTACCTGGCCAAGAGCCACGTTTTAGCGCATAGAGATAAGCGCTCAGATGAATTGCTTTTGCTTTTTTGGGGTCCATGCAAAGAGTTTAGCATGGGATTTAGGAATTTGATGATGCGGCAGTGCGCGACGCTGCTCTGACTAACCCCAAGATATCCACTCTTAGAAAGCCAACTAGTCTCCCAAGGGAAGGTCCGAAAACTACCCTAGCATTTCCCAGCCTCGCATCATTGAAGTACATGACGCCTTCATCCCTTTTATAGAAAATCCTCTGATGTCCTTCAAGGGTTATATGGGATAATTTCCCTAAAAAGGGAAAACCATGGGATGGGATTATCTCGACAGTAAGCAACCATCGGGAGATAGGAAGTCACACTGGGAAGGCGAGGAATGGAACAGAATAGGGGTTCAAATCGGCGGGGGGAGGGATGACTATGTTTCCCTGTCTCGTGAGGAATGGAAGCTTCTAAATCGATTTATAGCCCGTTTCGATGGTAAAGAGATAACCCCCAAGGATTATGATGGTTTATCCAAGGGGCTACAGATTATTATTACCGACTGGCTAAAGAAGTCTAAGCAGCGGGCTTTCTAGTTAGGATATATTCCAAACTCCCTAGAATCCTAGCATATTGACTCTCGTTATGCGTTTGAATTACAAGCGTATCCTCAAACCAGAGTTTTCTCTTCACCCCTAACAGGTCGACCACATCTATAGAATCATTGATCTTTTCTAGATTCTCTCCACAAGCGATATCGCATTCAGGAAATCTTACTAAAATCATTAAATTATTTGGGTTTTTATGTATTGTCATCTCACATACCTCCCTTTCATAATAAGCTCTACGGCCTGGAGGCGTAAAATCTTTAATGGCGGCTATTTCCCCTTTGATTGAGGATACATGTGAAACAATTCCCTAACTTAATGGCAAATGATATTACCCCCCTTGATGAATTCTGGGCCCTCTTCGCTGACGGATATATTCGTATTTATAACGTAGTATCCAATAATCAATGGATAATATTTGGGATACTAGGTGTTTTTCTAGGCTGGTACTTAACCAAACTTCGCATTTTTAAATAGACTATCCGTCATTTTCCCTCTGGCTCCGGATACATCTCGTCGAACCGGGCACAAAGCCATTTAGTGCCTTGAGCTACCGTATCGCAATAGTACTTATGTGGCCAGCCGTTGCGATTGTGGCCGATAGCAAAATGCCAACCGTCTTCCCATACGCTCTCTATTGAGACTGGCCGGTCCATTGCGTAAAACTTCTCTAATATTTCCGCTAGTGTCATCTCTAATTATCTCCTATTATGGAACCCTTCCTGAACAGTTGGGAAAAGGGAGTTAGGTTCAATCTTGACTCCCTTTTTCTTTTGCTCAAATGATCTCATGGGTTTCCCTATCATAATTCAATTTCCCCACTTCACTATTACTGAGAAAGTTACTAGAGCTATTCACCCACTGCTTTCTCCTAACACTGCGCATCCATTGCTTTTCCTCAGGAGCTACATCATGTGCAGTCTTCTCCAGAGATTTCATATTCTGCACCATCCTCTCTACAAGAAGGCGGTGCTTTTGCTTCTTCGTGAGGCTGTGATCTCCGATTGTGATTAGGTCTTCTCTCAAAATCCAAAACTCCTTGTCAATCTTTTGCCCTTAACCGTTACCACATGGAGAATGTTTCCATCTTTATCCTTCATAACGGGCCTGGTGCTGAAATATCGAGCCAATTCTCTATCACATTCCTCCTCGAAAGCTTCCTCCATTTCTTTGGTAAAAGGGTGCTGCAATTCATCTTCAAACTGCTTTGGCATCCTCATCACCCCTTGCGATGGATAGGGCTCGTTTTAAAGCGTCCGATCTATCTCCGAAGGGCAATGCTGGGGGGAGATCATATCCTCGATTGTGGAAGCGTTTAGATAGGCTCATGGCCGTCTCTCGCCATTGCTTCATCAAAGAGGGCTGATTTTTGAAAGTTGCACCCTCACATATCGAAAACCAACCCCCATTTTGCTTGACCACTTCCCAGCCAAGTTCGCCAATTCTTTTCTGGGCAGCTATCGCATTGGGCCGACCGCAATCTACAATTGCCCCCCAAATCCTGCCTGCGATATCCGCCGCTAATTCCTCGTCATTTTGGTCTGTTCCAAGGCAAAGCCGCTTTATTGTTGCGGGAGCGGGCCATTCTGTTAAAGTGCCGACAGCTAATCCAAAAGCCTTTTGTATTTCGTCGTCCGTGTGGTCCGCTAAAACTTGCACGAAGACGTTTGCTAGGCTCCTTGTTATCTCAGGGGGCGACCATTGAGGCAAAACCTCCTTGGTTGTCCTCAAGATCCCAATCATTTGATCTAAATTCATTTTTTCCCTCCAAATCCAAACATTTGCATCGTTTCATTATCAATTCTCTGCTTCTCTTCCTCGCTCATTGCTTCATGCTTGTCCTTCTGGCGCTCAGCTTTTGGCTTCATCTGCCTTAAAATGGTTGTGATTCTCCTTTGTTTCTCCTCGTTTAGCTTCAAAAGCCCCTTTGGAGTTGAGATAACTGTAGCCCAGAATCCCGCCTCAATGAATTTCAAGAGCGCTTTCATGCCTTCTAGGTTGATGTTCTCAAGCTTCATGACCTTATCAAGCTCTACTGCAAACGATTCCACGCTCCAGGATTTTGGCGGTTTTGTCCACTTCATTTCTCTCAGTGCGAAGTCATACCAAGTCTTGGCGAATTCAAGGAGTTCAGGAGAAAAAGAAGAAATGAGGTTTGAGTGACTATGAGTAAGACTATGAGTATAGAGAAGCGTAGGTGTCTGCTTGATACTTACCTGAGTATCATTTTGGCACTCGGTAGGTATCGATTTGTTATCTACCTTATATAGTGCCATTTTGATATTTAGCGTATCTTCGTCGATCCGATAAAAGTTTGGTTGATTGCCACCGCCAAACTCACTTTTTCGTTTCTTCACTAAAACCCCAAGGTCGCACAAATCTTTTACATATCGCTTTATCGTAATCAGACTTAGCCAAGGTAGCCGATCCTGCCATTGCTCGTAACTATCCTGCATCCACCAATAGCCATCGAAGCAATATTTGCTCTTCTCATAGTTGTATTTCCCTTCCTTCTCTCCTATTGAATATCGGATATATTCCAATATTATGGCTTTATCGCTACCTCCTAAGAAAAATGCTTCACTTCTAAGACCGCTAAATCCCTTTGCGCCTTTAAGATTAATAGGCATAAAATCTCCAATATTGATTGAAATAGTTGACTGATTTATTGACTTTTTCGGGGGATGTAGTGTATCTAAAGCACATCGGACACCAGTACTAGTGGTCGTTCGGTAGAGCCTCTTACAGTGGTTAGCGTCACTTAAGGGGCTCGATATTTAATACCCCCTTCTACCGCACCCGGAATAGAAACTCTACCAAAATTAGATATTTGAACTGATTGTAAAAAGATGTGAAATAATATAAAAGTTGGTAAACGTGATGAGCAGCACGGGAAGCAGGGTTGCCTGCGAGCAATAAACTTTGTCGGAATTAGCAAGCCGATAGCCCTAGAGACGTGCCCGGTCAACGTGACAGTGAAGCAGACAGGCCGTAAAGCCGGATAGATGCAAGATATGGCTGTAGGTAGGAGTCGCGACCTACCTCATCACGTTTCCCCTTGCTCCCTAACTCCCCTTATTGTAAATATTCCTTCGGCTCCCTTCCTGTTCGATAGTTAGTGATCATACGTCGGAAAAAGTCTCTATTTTGGTGGTTCTAATAGAGGCTTTTTTTGCGTCTTGTTTTCCCTTCATATATGTTATATTACATACCTCTATCTAAGGAGTGCTGTAACATGAACATAGTTCCGAAAAAGAAAATAAAAACCCATCTGATTCAAGTCCGACTAACTCCCGTTCAATATAAGAAGTTCACTTCAATTGCTTCAAAAGAAGGATTCACCTATGCTGCCTCTTTAGCAAAACAGTTGTTGCTGAACTATATGACTGGATTAAATACGAAATAATTAAGCTTAGGGGCCTCAATGACTTCTGTGATGGGGATCGATCCAGGCAAGCGTGGTGCGATAGCTGTCATTAATATTCAAACCCAAAAGGTGTACTTCTGGCTACTCAGTGCGGTTCAAGAGAGGCGTGATACTCCATTCAAAGACATTATCAAGCAGTATAAGGTAGTTCATGCTTATATCGAGAAAGCGCAAGCGAGGCCGAAACAAGGAGTTGCATCTATGTTCAACTATGGGGCCGGATATGGTCGCATTATTGGAAACTGTGAAGCTTTCGACCTTAGATTCGAACTCGTTACCCCCCAAGCGTGGACGAAAGAAATGCACAAAGGATGCTCTGGAACAGATCCCAAGCAACGATCAAAGCAGGCAGCACTACAGCTCTTCCCCGGACAAGACTTTAGAGCAACACCCAGATGTGTGACGCTACACGATGGGTTGATTGACGCATTATTGATAGCCGAATATGGGAGAAGGAGATTTAGGTGAGTGAAATATTATATATCGTTATACCGATGGCGGCATTTACGCTGGGTTATGCAGGTGGTTTGTGTCATGGATTTAAGCGAGCAAATGTCCTTTGGGTAGAAGCTCTTAAAGAATATCCATCTTTAAGCTTTATGGACCCCCTGGCAAATTTTCGAAAGAAAAATCAAAGGGAGATTTAGGTGAAGAGAACTACTTTAATTGAGGCGAAAGAATCTGATCTCTTGATAAAGAGACTTAATATGATGATTGGCGAGATAAAAAGTGACTTTAAAGTTGATTGCGAGATTCAATATTCCGCTTATTATGATCACGATTGCGGCTCTACTTATTTCTCAGCACTTTTGATATGGGATGTCCCTGATGAATGACAATGTATTTGATATCACATATCGGGAGTGGTATCTTGCCGAGATCGATAACGCTGTGGAGATGATGGAAATATGAATAGATCTGAACAGATAGGTGACTTAGTAGCCGCTCTTGCTCTAGCTAAATCCGATTATCTACCTCTCAAGAAAAGTAAATTCAATCCATTCTTCAAAAGCCAATATGCCGACCTCTCGGACGTCATCGAAGCTACAGAAGGCGCTCTCGCAAAGAATGGCATAGTAATCATCCAAGGTGGGGAAGTCAAAGACAGTAGAGTCGTAGTGACTACCCTCTTAGCTCATAAGAGCGGGCAGTGGATAGAATCCCTATTGTCTCTCAAGCCTGCTAAAGATGATGCTCAGGGAGTTGGATCGACAATGACATACGGGCAACGATATAGCTGGCAAGCGATTGTGGGGATTACTGGAGAGCCGGATGATGATGGGAATGCTGCATCTCCCCCAGCTCC